AGTTCAATGTCTTTTAAGTTTTCAATAAACTGTATAGACTTTTGTACCTCGAACTCACCCTCAAGGCTGTAAGTAGATGTAAGAGCCTTGATAATATCCATTATTTAACTGGAAAGAGTTTTTCTTCAATCATTTTTACTATGGCATCATCAATATCGTTATCACTCTTGGCACTTAAGTCTTTCAAGATAGAAAGCACCCCTTTACGTAGAGATTCACTCTTGCCGAACCTAATAAATAGGTTAATTAAAAATTTAGACATAGTTTGTTCGTTTTTCCTAATTTAGCTAAATTGCTAGTATTAGACAAGAAACTTAATGTCATGGAAGATCAAGAAGAAAAGGAAGGTAATAGTCTGATAGCCAACGTGGTTCAGATGATTATACTTTTTTGGAGTTTGGGGGTCATTTCTTGGTCATACTTCAATCCGAACCCTACAAGGCAAATTGATACCACCTTCGCGGCTGGACTTTTGAGTGCCGTAACGGCTCAGTACGGCCTAAACATCAAGAAAAATGGTGACAAAAAGAAAGCAAATGGTAATGTTAAGATAGTTGACAACAAAGATTCCAAAGTTGGAGTAGTAAAAAAATGAAAAAATTACTGCCTTTAGTTCTTTTTCTTTTTCCGTCTAGTGCCTTTGCTGACATAACGGCTAAGTATGTAACTTCAGCACAGATTTCTATTGATTCTCCTTATGTGATTACAAATGCCGCACCTAGTTCATACTCTATAAGTGGAAATAATATTACTACCTCTACAGGAACAGGGGACAGTGTGGTGACAAATGGAATAGGTGGTTTAAATCTTGGTAGCTTAAGCAATGGAGTTCCAGCTTTAGTTAATACAAATAAATCGGTTACAACGGCTGGGTCAGCATTTTCACTATCGGAGTCATATCAGGCTGGTGACGTAACACAATCAGCTATCACTCCATCAAGCGGCATAGCAACTCTTCCAGTATTAGGTGGACAGACAACAGTTATCTCTGGTGGTACTCTTGGCAGTGGCAGTATAAGCAGTTTGTCTAGTGGGGTTCATTCTTGCAGTGGAGCATTTGGTTCTGGTACTAGCTGCATTGCATCAACTACTGTTCAGATTGAAATTGACTAGATTTTGGTTATTATTAATATTACTACTACCTCTGAGAACCCTTGCAACGCCTGTGGTCCCCCAGTTTAGGTCAGGCTCCTCTACGCAATCAAGCACTTCACAATCTGTAATAAATGAGCAAATTACTTCGCACCAATATAACAGTGGATTTTCATACCACGCAAGTGGTCACAATATTGAATCAGCAGATGTTGATGGCTATATCAATCCTTCAACAGTCTCTGGTGAAACTCAGACTCTTGGTGGTGTCCAGTTTAGTTGGACAAGTCCAGAGCTTGAAGCTGTGCCAAGATGGAAAATAGTAAACGCTGGGCAAAGTTTCAGTTTAGTAGAATCACTGCAAGGGGCTGGCCTTTCAAACGTAACGACAATAAATCGGACTATTACAACAACTACAACCACAGAAACAACCTCTGTATTTGGGCAATAATTTTATTATTTAGCCCTGCAAAAGTTTTAGCCAATACCACAGTTGCCTCTCCAAATAGCTCTGCACAAGGGGTGGTAAATAATAATGCAACAATGATAACTCCCTCCAGCTTGCCGCAGAATCGCTACAGTCAAGGGATTGTTTGCACCTCGCCCAGTTTGACCATAACTCCTTATTTGACAGATGCATGGTCATTTAACCGCCCTATAGAAAGATTTACTTATCAAGAAATATATGACGAAGATACAGGTGAAGTAAAATATATTCAAAAAACACCAAGATTTGAAAAAGATAACTACAACTTAAATTATGGAATATCTGCTCAATTTAATATTCCTTTGGGTAATGGTGGGGAACTATGTAAGAAAGCTGCGGCTGTAAATATTGAAGCTCAAGAGTTATTAATAAAGAAAACTCGTCTTGAAATGGCCCTCTATCGTTTAGAAGTATGCGGAAAGCAAGCGAAACTCGGAGTAGTTCTGACAGGTGAACACGCTGTCACTTGTAAAGACGTAAAGCTTATTCCCTTACCAAATCAAGTTTTGCCTCATACTCACAAAATAGAAACTAAGTAGATTTATCTTTTTTAGAAAAACGTTTGCCTATTTGCTTCATGGCACTTTTAGCAATTCCTTGAATTATAGGAACAAGAGCCGCAGACCCACCAGCAACCAGACCGATAACAGCAGTAGAAACGAGAACTTCAGGAGTACCAATAAAACTTTCTCGGAATGGTACATCTTCCCAGATCGGATCACAGGAGCCTCCTATAGTTTTTTCATATTTTACTAATCTTTGGATTTTTTTATCATTTCTGTAATCACCAGCCATAAATGGTGCATCTTTTGGTGGGCATGGTTCTATTTTTATTTCTTTTTTTTCTTTCGGTGTTTCAGTCTTTGGAATATCTGACTCTGGCATAGGTGGGGCATGATTTGTAATCGGTAAATCTTCCGTAATCACCAACTGATCTGGTCTGTAATCAATAGGGTAAAAGCTAGGAAACAAAGATTCACCACAGGTCAAAAACACTCCGTTTGGGTCATCTAGCAAAAGCTGTGTATTTCCAGTATTTTTTATATCTCTATGTTGATAAGTACAACCTACAACATCTATTTCTAAACTTGTTATTACAGGCAATACAGGATCTGGCTTGTATATCTCAGGAATATAGACCTCTGGAATATTTATTTGCTTGATACCTATTTCTGGTATCTCCATTATTTTTTAGACTGTATATACTCTGGAATAGTACCGCCTGTCATATCTGGCAAAGCATTGTCCAAAATTTTTGGCATCATGCCTTGTACATTATCAAGCACTTCATTCATTACTCTTGCTTTGAATTGTTCAGAGGTTACAAATCTGAACGCATAGTATGAACCGCCCAACATTGACGCGCTGATTAAAAAACTTAAAATAGATAATATCTGTGAAATTTTTGCCATGTGGAAAGAAGCATTTATAAAGGCTTTAGCCCCAATAAGTTTGATGGTTTTGTTTTTAATTGTTGGCCTAGCTCCACTATATCTAATAGGTGGAATGATGACTAGACAAATGCACGAAAAAGTAAAATTTTAAATTACCAAGGTACACCAGAAGTCTTAGTTGGTGTTTTTGATTCTGTTATCTGTGCAGCAATATCTGTTTCAATAGCTGTTACTTCATCTGATCCAATTGCAGCTTTTGCCCATGCGATAGCATTATCTTTTGTTATATCTGAATATGCAGTAAACGATTTTGAATCAGGTTCTGCAATAGCTACACAACCATATCTGAAACCTTCATGTGATGTTTCACCGCTCCCTGCCTCACTATCACGCGCTGTCCAGTGAACAGTAGTAACAACATCAGATAAACTTCCTACAGTTTTTGTTGCATCTAAACCAACAACATCCCAAGTAACAGCCATGATAATAATTGTTTAATTTTATTTTACTTTGATTCTACAGCTTGAACAACATCACTTAGTTTTTCTAACTGTTTTAACGCACCTTGATCTTCCATGATCGGTTGCATTAATTTTTGTGCCTCTGCTTGTTTTTCTTGAATTTCTCTTTGTAAAACTTGTAATTTTGCAATATTTAAATCAAGACGAGTTTTTGTTTCTTCGTATAATTCTTGTGGAGTTGGCATAAATTTAATTTAAGTTATCCAATATTACTAGGCTGCTTCTAAAGCTGCAACTTTAGCTGATAATTCTTGTATAGCTGCTGTAAGAATCGCAATATAACCTGCTGACATTCCTCCAGTTGTTCCCATTTTTTTATTTGATTCATCATTACCAATATTATCAACAACATATTCTGGGAATATTTCTTGTACATTTTGTGCAATAAAACCTGCTTTTACACTTTCATTTTTATGTTTCCAATCAAAAGAAATTGTTTTTAATTTATTAATTTTTTCTAAAATACCTGATAATGGTTTTATATTTTTCTTATATCTTTCATCAGATAAAGTTACTAATTGTGCATTTTCTGTACCATTACCAACAATTCCTCCCATCGGTTGCCCAAAATTATTTGCATAAAACTGAATAAATCTCGCGCTTGAAGTTGTAGTTGATGAAGCTTTATTTACTACAAGACCACAACCAAAGTCATTGCTACTTGTATCACTTGCAGTTATAACTCCTTGTCCACCACCTGATATTGCAACAGAAACACATAATTTACTAGCTGCTTCTGTGCTACTTCTGGTTGTTTGGCCTACAAGCAAACGCCCATCCGTATCAAGTCTCATTTGCTCCGTATTATTTTGTCTGAACACCACATCAATATCATTAAAAGCACCTATTAATGCGTCAGAACCACCAAATGTACCAAACAGCATCATATTAGTAGCTTCTGCACTGGAACTTACAATCCCATGTCCTAAAACATGAAGTTTCTCTCCTAATCTGTCTGTGCTTGTACCAATATGAACTGCCCCAGCCGATTGTATCCGCACACGTTCTGTGCCATCTGTTGTTGCAAATCTCATGGTGTTATCGCTGTGTGAGTAGCTTATTATTCCCTCATATTCATCAGCCCCTGACGTTCCATCAGAAAAGAATATATTTCCACTATTACTTGTACCTGATCTAATAGTTATTCCTGTATCACCAGAAGTTGCAATCGTTAAATCATCTGCAGAAGCATCACCTTCCGTAGTAGTTCCTAAAAGCAACCTTCCAGACGAATCAAATCTAGCTTTTTCTGTACCTCCTATTCCAAAACCTAGATTCTGACTACTTGAGCCAGAAAGTAAAGTTAGTGCTGAAGAAGGATGTGAAATTTGAAATGTTGAGTTAGTTGCATCAGTTGTTTGAAATGCAACAGCACCAGCCGCTCCTTGAATATTGAACTTCCCAGCCAAACTTGATGTACCTATGCCACAATTTCCAGAACTGTCAATTACAAATCTTTCAGTTCCACCAGTTGAAATATTAAATTCATTAGCACCACCAGAAAAAATCCCTGTGTCCAAATCGTCACGAAATGCTAGTGCTGGTGTACTTGCAGATCCATCTTCAAGAGTTAAAGTACCATCAAGTTGAAAAAGTTCTACCCATGCGTTATTATTTGAGTTTCTAATTTTTAATGTCCCACTGGTAGTATCAGCCCACCATTGGTAAGCAACTGTAGTTGCTGGACTAGAAGAATTAGAGTTATTAGATTGTATTGCAGCAAGAGCATTATTAAGGTCTGTTCTAAAGCTGGCTCCCGATTGGTTCGCAAGTGAGTAATCATGTGTGGCCATTTCTTAGTTATACCAATGGATTTGAAGATTATTTAATTATATTTTTTAAAGTAAATTACAAATAAAAAAGTAATTACAATAAAAAATAAACTAATATTTAAATTTATTCTACCCATTTTTTTGATATTTACCAAATCAACAAGCATTTCTTAACCACCCTTACCAAACCCGATGGCTGTATATCTAAAATTAAGATTTTTAAAATTATTGCTTGAGTCTCTTACTTCTATAACAAATTGACTTCCTGTAATAGATGTAATTTTGAAATAATCCCCAGTTACAGCACCTTCTAGTGTAATTCCTACTGTTGGAAGGAAGGCAGTTGTTGATCCTCCTAAAGAACCAGTGCCTGTGAAAAATGGATTTGCAAAAGTCACAGTTTTAGCTGAAGTTCCAGAAGCTATTGATGTATTAACAGTTTCTGTTCTACGTTTTACGCTTGCTTCATAACCAAGTTCAGTAACATTAATATTTTGTGCTGGGTCATTTGATTCAAGTTCACACTTAAATTTAAATCCTCTTGCAGTATATTCACCGTTTGCAAAAGTATTAAACTGAGTAAAGTTTGCCCCATAAGTGCAAGAAGTTCCGCTTGATATTGTCGCACTAACACTTGCTGTTACTGTAAATGTGTTTGCATTTGGAACTGTTTGAATCTCATAGTTTCCATCTGTTGCACTGCCAGCAGTGAAATCTATAACAACAAAATCTCCTACAGAATATCCATGATCGGTTTTTGTGATAGTAATTGTTGTACCGCTTTGTCCATAAGTAGCTGAAACTGAAGTTGCTGGGTCTATATCAGTTGTTGCTACTAAAAGTTTTGCGTTAACATCGTCTGCTTGTGTTCCGTCAAATTCAGTCCAAGTATCTATGAGGGCAGTTCTAGAATCAATAAGATCATTTACTAAAAGACCAGATGTTACAAACCTTCTTTTCAACATTAAATTGAATATTGCTCCCATATCAACCTTATTTTGAAACTCATAAGTTCCACTAGAATTTATCGGGCCAGCAAAGTCAATATTTGATAGATCATCAATATTTTGTGTTATTGAATCCCATAACAAAGTTCCATCTAATAACAAACCATCAAATGTTGCATCATAAAAAGTATTTACCTTGTTTCCTTGAAATGGTGGTGAGTCAGTATCTTCTCTTTCTGTAAGTATTACTTGATTAGGTTGTGGGTCTGGTTGTGTAACTATTATTCTTGCTGCATTATTTGACCTGTTTCCAGTGTCGTCTATGAATTTAATTGAATATGTGCCAGTCAAGGCTGGGACAAGTGTCTCTGTGATATTTCCAGCAAGTTTAGGAATTATTTCTGTAGAGTTTTGAAATGTTGCTACTGCGGGGTCAACAGAGGGTGTATGCCTCACTGACACTGTGCCGCCATGTAAAACGTCAACAGAGGTAGAGGGGTTAAAACGTAGTCGTACAAACTGATCTGAAACAGGTTCAAGAGTTAATCCGCTTGGATCTTCTGGTAAAGCTGTTTTTCCTACAGTTGTGAAAGTCGTTGTTGATGGTGTGGTGCTTGGTTTTCCTAGAGCGTTATAACTAAATACTCTTATCTCATAAATACCAAGTTGTGTTTCAAATATTGTAAAATCAGGTCTTTTTACTCTTTCTGAAATAAAGTTTTCATTTTTAAATCTATATTGAACCATGTATTCTGTAACTCCAGAAACAGGCTGCCATTGAATAAATAGTTTAGATACAGCACGATTATTTAAAACAACAATTTGTTCTGATCCTTGTAAGTTGCTTGGTGAAGGTTTTAAGGCAGTTAAGTTTGATATTGTTTTTGTTTGCAAAGTAGATCCATCTTCAACACTTGCATATTTAGATGGATTATGAGCAACAGCCTGTATTTCATATTCAAGCTGATTTACTTCTTTTACTGAAAAGACTCTAAAAGTTTGAAGAGATATAGATGAGTTTTCAATAACCCACACTGAATTAGCTTGAGGAACAGAAGAAAAAGCTGTAGATACTGTAATTGTTGTTCCAGAGATAGTTGAAATTGTTTTTGTTTCAAGAGTGCCGTCTGACAATATGACAGATAATGTTGCTGAGTCGGAGGTTACCAAATCAGTATTATTAGAATCATCTACTATTATTTGCGTTGTTGATACACCTGTTTTTATCCTTCCACCTCTCCTGACTCCAGCCCTCATAGGATCTTGAACAGATATTATTGTCCCAACTCTTACTATTGTTCCTGATTCAATAGATGTTTTAAATGAACAGATTTCAGCCTCATTAGATTGTGTGTAAAGAAACCACTTTCCGAGTCTTGCAGCTTGTCCTCTGGAAGTTGTAGCAAATCCTTTTAAATTGCGAACAACAACACCATATTTAGCTTGTAGTGCAGTATCCTCAACAGTTTCATAATCTATAGATTGAGTTTCATTGTCAAAATATCCAACATTAACAACAGTCGCTTTTGTTGATTTACTAGCGTTTGAATATGAAAATCCTTCTGCCGTTACATTGCTGAGATTGTAGATATAGCTTGGATCAGTGGGTCGATCTTGAGATATATTTATGACTCCCGCACTATAAAAAGGCATGACTCTCATAACAGAGCAAAGATCGTTAATTAACGAATATGCGTCACGCTGAGTATTCAGAACCACATTTGTTGAGAACCTTGCCTCAGTATTTCCAGTTCCTGTCATATCGTCCACTTGTTCGGAACAGTAAACAGATGCTGAATAAAAACTAAAAACATCTAATTGTGTTGTGTCAATATGATCTCCAAAACCTTTTGAAGTTGTCAACAAATCATACAAAACCCATGCGGGGTCATTTGAATATTCTTTATCAGTTTTAAAAGTTCCATTAAACGTACCAGAATAAGATATTGAACCATCAGCCCTGACAGTACCATTGTGAGGAATTTTGATAAGAGTACCTCTGAGCCTATACATTCTTGAAGGTACACTTGGAAAGGTTTCAGCATCAAAGCGTAGTGCTACATGAGCAGAATTAGCATAAGGTCTAGACTCATTTATTATTTCTGTAAAAGATGACCATTGAAAAGAATCATTTAAAAATGAATCCGTACTATCATCAGTTGTCCTATTTACCCTAATAGTGACAGGAAAACTAGTACCAGTGGGAAGATTAATTTTATAATCTCTAAAATAAGTACTTGCTGCTCTTCCTTTAACTGTGTCTGTTATTACTGTTTGAGTTGTGCCGTCATTTTCTATAGTTTGAATTGTAAGAGCTACTTCAGCACCATTTATGTCTCCGTCATCCTCAAATTTTTGTAGTTGAGGAAAAGCAATAGTAACTCTGACAGCATCAATGTTTGTATCTGTGATAGATCTTGAGACAGGAGTATCTTTAGTTACTGTTACACCAACAGCAGTTTCTGATTCACTGGCAGAAATACCAGCGATAGCAGTTTGACTAGATGTACCAAATCTAGGTTCAAAGGAAATATTTTGGAAATTAAAATCTGTATCATCTGGAGTTGTACCAGCCGTTTGTTGTAAAACTTGAGTTCCATTAAGGAATACGTCTTTAAGCGCACTTGTGTTGTATTCTGTTGAACCTTGAGATCCAGTAGCAGAGGGAAATCCTGAGATTATACCTTCCGAGATCAGATCAATCAGCGTTTGAAATTGCTTTGATGCAAGTGAGTCTTTTGGTAGATCAGGGTTCGTAAGGCCAGCAAGTTGACCTATCATAGTATTATGACCACCGCCATTTGGAAAAGCTAAAGTACCCATTATTCAGCAGTACCCTCCACTTGAACTGTATCAATACCAGAACTGATAACAACAGATCCAGTGAACACCTCTCCATAAATTATGGGTACTGGAACACCAGCTCTTGAAGTATTAGTGATTGAATTAAAACCAAAGTTTGCCTGTACGTTTGGATCGTTATCGGATAAAGAATCAGAGGCATTAAAATTTGGCACTTTAGGAGTCGGGGCAATAATACTTGTAACTCCATCTATAAGCATTGATGTACCAACAGCAGTTAATCCACTGGCTACAATTCCACCTATAGCTGTTGAGAAAAATCCAGCAGTGACACCCCCTAAAACAGCCCCAGAACCTACACCAGCCAACAAACCGCCGACAACAAAACCTTTTGCACCTACAGCAATAGGAATTATTTTTATGTCACCATCACCTTTTATTTCTAGTAAATCTTCTGTAATTTCTAAATCACCCATTTTTACCTTATACAACTGATTAGTCATATGATTTTCAACCTCTGGAAAGTTTGCAATTAAAAAAGCAAAAGCCTGTTTAGGATTATTTACAGCAACTTCAAAATGTGATTGACCTAAAAATTGTCTCAGCCTTCCATAAACTGTAAGTTTTCTAAGCTGCATATCGAAAAACTTTTTTTGTGGCTTGTATATATCTTAAATCATATATCTCTCTACAACTCAACTGTTTTATGTTGTGATGAAAAATAGTTTGATTGCCGATATACAAAGCGACATGATTAAGTTTTTCTTCTGCCCCTTCCATTAATAAAACATCATTTTCTTGTATATCGTCTTTATCTACTTCTTTAAATCCAGAACCAATTAAAACTTTTTCAAAATATGGATTATTTGCAAATGCTTTTAAGCTTTGAGGTCTAGGCCAAAATTTTAACTTAATTTGATTTTTTTCTAAAAAGTAGTCTGTAATTAGTGACCAGCAATCATGTTTTCCCCAGATCCAAGTCCTCCCAAAAAGACCTGACTTATATCCATTGGGTTTGAAACTATGCCAATCTTTATGCTCAACACTGTAGATATAAAAAGGTAAACCCAAATGTTCACAAGATGCTTTATCAGCATCAGATGGTAGGGCAGATCCATAAGTATGTGAGTGAACTATACCAATAAGCTCACCTTGATCCTCACACTCAGCCCATGAGTCAGGACACATAACAAAATATTCGTCAGGTGCTTCTGATAGGTTCTCACAAGGCCAGAAAGTTTCTTTGCCCTTGATTATGGCAACCAAACCGCAAGACTCCTTTGGAAGGCACTTCACAGCATATTCAGCAGCTTTATCTTTCCAACTCATGTGAAAGTACCAACTGAAGGAAAATCTTTTCTTGTTACCTGTCTTTTTGGCGCTCTTATATTTTCAAGATCAAGTGCAGAGACACATTCAAACTGAACAACATCTCTATTTTCTACCACTTTTTTATCAATAAAATAAATTTCTTGTGGTAGTTCTGTAGTGCTTGATGGTGTGCCAAATGGATTTTGATTTGATGGAAAGTTTGCAGCATCTAAAAATTGTGCCATTGTTCTATGTCTTATCAACTTTGCACCTTGTAGATCATTGAAAGGTGTTGTTGCATTTGCTGTTGCCATTAATGCTGTTATAGTTCCCAAAACATTAGAGACTGTCAGAGTTGGTCTTGGTAAAGTTCCCCTGCCTACATACTCAAAACCTTCTGCTATCACTGGAAACTTTGTGTATGTATTTCCTTGCCAGATAATATTTGCATTGCTGTTCATACCAACACCAGAATGAAACCTAGTTACATCAGTTGATCCATGCAAAGCAGTAACTAAAGTAATGGAATAAAGTTCAATGATTGATTTATTAGATAATGATTGTAATTCTGCTGTAGGTATTGCCATTAAGGTTCAAAAACTTCTCTAAAGGTACAGTTTAAAGTTGCTCTATTATTGTAAGGAATTGATTTAGTCCAAGATTGACAAACATATTGACCAGCACCAGACAAAGTTACTGTAACATTACCGCTATTTGTACCAGATGAGGCTGCTGTAACAGTAAAGGTGTTTACTGTGGGAGTTGTTACAATAGCAAAGTCTCCATCAGTCGCGGAGCCAGAGGTGTAGTCGATATTTACAACATCACCTATAGCAAGACCATGATTTGTAATTGTTATAGTCACTGTTGCACTGCTTGATTGTGAATAAGTCCCTGTCTGTGAGCTTCCTTCTTCTGGTGGAGTGAAGGTAAAGCTTGCCTGATCGTTAACTCTACTTCTCAGAAATCCTTCTATAACATCAGCTTCCGTTTCTGATACATTAAAAGTTAAATCATATACTTTTGGGTCTTGAGTTAAAGGCAAGCCAAATAAAGCTCTAAACTCATAACCATCACCGAAAGAAGTTGTTCTTATTCTTGGTGCGCTTGTTTTTCTCATTCCGTAGGTCGGAGAAATACTTGGAAAGGTTGCCATTTATCTAGTTAGTAAACCTCCAGCGCGTTTTTCTTTGATTAGTTGAGCCTGTACAGCTTGACCAATAACCTGTCCAAGTTGATTTGCATCAGCAGTATTACCAGAAACAGATGAGCCAGAGGCATCTACATTAACTGTAACAACATTGTTAACAGCACCGCCACTTTTGCCGATAGCACTGTTTGGAATAATATTGCCACCCTTTGAACCCATTTGCAAAATCTCAGGCCCTCGCTCCCCTACAAGGAAAGCACCACCAGCAGATACTCTGCCGCCTCTTTCTTTTCCTCCACCAAATGCTTTACCTAAAAATCCACCAATCTTGCCTCCTATACCAGAAACAGCCCTTTGTATAGCAAGTTCAATAAGTTGGCGTTTTAGGTTGTTTAATACACTTGTTGCCGCTTCTGCAAGAGATTTAGTACCCATAACGGCATCGGTTAGGTTTGTAACAATACCTCTTTCAATATCTTCTCCTATCTTCATAAACTTATCTTTTAACTTATCTGCCTCTTCATTTGCCTTTTTTTCAGCATCAGTAATTTGATCTACAGAGTTTTTTATCTTTCCATTTGTAACTACTATTTTATTTTTTGCGTCAATCTGTTTATTGTTTTCTTCAGTAATTTGTCTCTCAACACCACTAAATTCAATAACAGTGTTTTTTAATTCTTCAGCTTTTTCTTTTAAGCCTTTAAATGGATTTGGAAGTTTAGGTATTTTTATATCTAAATCTAACGATGGCAATTCGAGACCACCTAGTAATTTTTTTATTGGATCTGGAATAAAATCAATAAGCTGTTGTATTTTGTCTCTAATAAAAGTAACTACTGTATCAACAACACCAGTTACTGTTTCTTTAATACCACTTGCGGTTTTAGCAACTGCAACAACTACCTTACCAATAACACCTCCAACAACTCTTGCAAAAAAGATAGCTGTTTCTGAAGCGTCTGAAACTGCCTCTTTTATACCTATCCACCCCTGCTCAAGATTAAACAAAGTTGCTGTTGCATCAACTCCTATTGCTTCTCCAATAACTTTTCCGATCTCACCAATAACAGCAAATAGTTGTCTAAAAGGTAAAAAAACAGCTTTCACAGCAAGCCCCAAAGCTTCAACAGTAACAGCAGTAACTTTTAGAACTTCTCTAATTATTATTCCAAACTCAGATCCTTCCGTTGTTAAATTTGTAAATGCACTCCCAAGTCTTGTTAATTGACCTTGTATCGTATTAGTTGCTGTAAAAGCGTCTTGTGCGGCTCTTCCCTGTGCATTAGCTTGGTTTTCTAAAGCCTCATTAAATTTAACTAATTCATCATTTAACAAAGGTTGTATTGCTGTAAGAGCCTCAACACTTCCAAATAACTTAGATAAATTATCTGCACTTGCTCCTCCATTTTTAACAATTTCCTCTAAAACTCCACTCAATCCTTTTGATTTTAAAGCTGAAGCACTGAAGTCAATACCTAATTTTTCTGCAACTTTTGAAGCTTCACTTGTAGGCTTTTGTATCGAAGCAATAACTTGTCGCAATCCAGCAAAGGTCGATTCAACAGGAACACCAGTTGCAGTGACAGCAGAAATCGCAGCATTTAATTCATCTATACTTACACCAGCACCAGC